TTCGTCCCATTCTGCCTGTGCCTTGTTCAAGGCTAACTGACCTGCCGCATATTGCTGTTGCTTGGCACGAACATTAAGAGCCTGTTCCTCAACCATCGAACCAGTCTTATAGCCCTCAAGTGCGGCTACCAGTTGGCTCTTTGAAAGATAGTTTAGTCCGCCTTCCTTGTTTATGGACTTGTAGATATCATGGATATATTTTGGTGCTGAATCTGAAGGCTTACCGCTTTCATCCGTGGAGTACTGGCTAAGGATTGATGACGCAGTACCACGCAGAACATCCATCTCCTCTCTGGTCTTCTGTATGGCAGGACCGACATTTATCATCGCCTGTGCCGTGGCTTGCTGTTGCTGAAGCACAGCATCCATATTCTGGGAGACATTGAAAGCGTCACCCCCTTGGTATTGTCCAAATATTGGCATAATTAAGCGAAAGAAGAGTAATTGTTTCCGTAGTATCCTCCTACATTGGCACTAGCACCGCCAGCAGAAAGGGAACCTACTGTTGAAGTTTGACCAACTCCAGCACCAAAATTAGAAGCACCTCCGCTACCCATTCCAAAATTAGAAGGAATTATAGAACCTCCTCCTCCCATTCCTCCCATTGGATTAGCCATCATAAACGAGCCAAACGACTGCATTGATTGCATCAGTTGCTGTTGTTGTTGCAACTTGGCTCTGGCTAGCCCCATGTCATGCTGGTATTGCATGCCTTGGGCTTGAGTTCCCATCTGTGATTCTGGATTAAATATCTGAGGCTGATATTGACCAAGCATCTGATTGGCTTGCCCCATGAAAGCACCGCCAGCATTATACTGAGCCATAGTGTTGCCAGCCATTTGCAACGCTTGCGATTGAAGCCCAAGTTCCGAGTTCATCATATTGCCAGCAAACTGCCTAGCCCTGTCCTGTCGCTGTAGCCCAAGACCATAGTTAGCAAGAACACCAGCCGCAACACCCTGTCTTCCGCCAAGACCACGCTGTGCCATAGCCATATTAGCGTTCTGGAACGCTGTACGCTGGTCTTGTGCGTTAAGATTTGTTCCAGCATTAAGTTCGCCCTGTGCCTGTGCGAACAACATATCCTGCATTGTCTGGACTTTCTGCGGAACAATAAGACTTCTTGAGCGACCAGCAAGGCCACCAAGAGTATCCATGTAGGTGTTAGCCGCATTTTGCTGAACTCCAGCCAAGGCTGTGTTAGCCTCGTTGAGCATGTTCACATAACCTTTAGTACCTTGCCCACCATAAAGTTGTGTGTTAAGTGTTCTTTCCTGTAATCCTTGGTATTTAGGTCTAAATTCACCCTCATAACTCAGCAACTTGTCTTGAATACCCCGCTGGGCATCAAGATTATTGTTCATCAGTTCAGAGTATGTAGGTGGTCTCTTTACCTTGGTTTTCTTAGAACCAAAAATACCACCAATTACAGCACCAATACCCATGCCAATTGGACCAGCCCAAGCACCAGCCATTGCACCAGACATCGCACCTGATGCGGCTCCGCTTGCTCCACCACCTATTGTATCTTCAGCCATGTTATTGTATTATAAGTGTTTAAATTAAAAACCAATTGCAAACCATTTGCATTGTCCAGCATAGTTGGCGTAAATGCCCAATTGAGATTTTGTTGTTTTTCCAGATGTAGTCCAGTCAACATGTGCCACTTCTCCTCCAGAAGAATTAGCACCATCTACGGAAGTGTTTGCATAAACTATTGTTGATGCAAATTCAACAGGAAGTGTGACTATCTGAGGATTAGGAATGTTATTATTTGTTCCAGTAGTAAAAAATGTTCCCCATTGTAATGTAAGACCATTTGAAAGTCGGACATATCCATTTGCCGTCAATGAACTATCAACAATTGCCGCAAGAGAACCCCAATCTGTTCCGTCATATGTTTCAGCAGATGACAATGTTGAATTATATCTAATAAGGCCAGCATAAGGGTCAGCAGGACGCTGTGCCGTAGTACCAACTGGAAGTTTAAGGTTAGCAGAAAATACAACATCAGTTTGGAAGTCTATGTCATCTCCAGCCGCCAAAACAATACCCTCCTTGCCATAAAGAGATAAAAGTCCTTGGTCTGGAGTTAAAGTATTGTCTGCACTTATAGATATATCTCCGCTACTTAAATATATATTCCCATAGTTTCCAGTTCTAAGAAGCAATGTAGGAGCCGCATATGATGGAATTCCACTTCCATCCCAACTTGTTGCAGGATTTATTTCTATAACTCCAGTAGTAGAACGAACATCTGTTGTATTAACAATATTTCCTGTAAGCAATAAGTTCTTAAGTTGAGTTTTATTAAGAAGACCTGTGCTTGAGTTATAAATCAAACCATATTCATTTCCAGTAACAATACCAATATTTGTTTGTTCACCAATAGCCCCTCCTTGCAACTGTGCGTTGTTCACATGTTGATTTAGGTTTCCTGCGGTAACAAGTGAATTTGCTCCTGTGGAAGTATAGTTAAATCCTGCTGATATTTGTGGCATTTTTAGTCTTTGTTTTTAGTTGTTCTTCCAATTTGAGTTGCTTCTACAACTACTGATTTGATTATTGGTCTTCCAAAAAGGGTTGTTAATTCGACATCAAGACCCACGGCTACTTTTCTGACTGGGAATATGCGTGTCTTGTCTTCCGCTGATGATGTTGACGCTATGTCAAGCACAGATGTAGTATCTGGATTATATGTTATGATTGATGTCTGAACTGTACCAACAGATGAAAAATCAAGGTCTGTAGAAATTGTCGTGAACCTCTTATCTTGAAGTGTATTAAATGAATACCTTCTTGTCAAGGCATATCCTCTGATAGTCGTATATTGATACACACTTGGCTCAAGGTAAAAACTTAATGGTATACCCTCTGGTATCTCTGGATTGTCTGCAGAGGCTGGAATGTATGGATATGTAGCAAATGATGGTGCTGAAGTTATATCTCCATACTCATCATTTTCAGTTTCTTCTGAAAGATATATTCCGTTGTTTCTTGTCCAAAACATCATTCTATTGACGGAGCCATTGGTTCCGCTTTTAGCAACAACAATTCCATCAGCATTAAACGATGAAGGGTAGGTATCAACTGACTCCCACATCTGGTTTGTCAAGTTGTACACAAGCACATGGCTATTGTAGGAGTTGTTGTCAAGAGGTACTGCCAGATAGTACCTGCCGTTATAAACTGTCGCTACAGACTTATGGACATAGTTCTGGTTAATTCTATCTATGTACTTCTGTATCTGGGTGGACATAGGAGCCGTGTTTGCCAACAGGTTGGCATCCAACTGTGGCTCAAGCCTATATACCCCCCTCTTAGACAGAAAGAACACATACCCAGACACATTGGCAATACTGTTTTTAGCCAAGCAACCTATGTCAAATGTTAAAGACCTAACATAAGAGTCAGCCAGAACTACATCTGGAGTAGATGTATTGTCAGCAAACTTTGCTGAGTATATACTGTTGCTCTTAAAAACAAGTATTTCGTCTCTAGTCCAAGGGTGGAATCCGACAATATTTTGCTCATCCCCTTGGTTAATTGTCAACGCTTGTATAGTTAGGTCAAAAACCCAATTGCCGTTTGCGTCTGGAAGGTAGTCTGACACAGCAATCTCATCTTTGCTATACTTGCAATAGATTCGATTCTTGTGGTATATGGCTGTGCTGGTAGGCGGGAAGTCGCAGGAAGTTGGAGTAGTGCCACCCAACTGCGTTCCATCAATAACACCTTGTTTTACTAAGTTCACTCCAAGTCCGTCAAAAACAAGTACTGGCTTTGCAACTTGGATAGTATAGCCAGATGTTCCACCAGTATGACCAGCAGTAAGATTATATGTAAAGGTCGTAGTAGACGGAACAGTAGCCACTACAAAGTTGTTTGTAGCCGTTGGTCCGTTCCATTGTGTGTGTGATGTCTCGATGACAAACTCATCTCCAACAACAAGACCATGAGGAACCAATGTCGTGACTATTATTGAAGAACTTGACCCATTGTTTTCAGCCTTCTGAAGCGATGATGGGGTTGCACATGTTATATACCTAGTCGCTTCTCCTCTTAAGATATATAATTTATTATTAGCCTGTAATACCTGTATTGGTCCAGATATCGACTTTCTTCCAGAAGGAAATGGGAATCTTGTCCCAACTGATTCAGTAATAGGGTCAAACAGGGTCAAATAGTTTGAATCAGTATTTGCTATATAAGAAATCAAAGCAACTTTTTCAACACCATTAGAATCAACATATGTACCAGCACCAATGACATTGCCGACATATGCGGCATCAGCAGGGGTAAGCAAACGCTCTATCCCCTTGCGAACCTGCAAGGTCTGCAAATCAAGACGGATGTTTCTTCCATCTTGAAGAATACCATCCTTTAAAGTCGCTGGATTTGCTCTCGTATCTATGCCTATAAACCCAGCGTCTCCGTCAACTGAACGCTGTAGGTTAGGCATTAGGATTTAAAGATAGCGTGGTATATGCCGCTTAATTTGTCAGACCATCTGACACCGACATAGACACCGCCAAGAAAGGCGATTGATGATGCAATAATAGTAATCATATTATGTATAGTACCAAGAGTTAGCACCCTTCTTGACTAAATGAGTGACTCTATTCGGCAAGGAACCTCCAGAACCTCCGTTAAGAGAAGGAGACCCAGCACTACCTTGGTTGATTCCGTTAGCAGTATCATCAGAAAGAATAATTATGACAGTACCTACTGGAAAATCAACTGTGCTATCATCTGGAACTGATAAGGAAATAGGTGTTCCACCGCCATTTAAAAACACTATGTTATTAGCATCAGATAACTGAGCAGTATAAGTAGATGTAACTGTGTTTACGCTTTTTGCTGGAGAAGACGATAGGACGCTTGAGTTAGGGAATGTAATCCCAGTAGGAGAAATGGTAATACCAGAGCCAGAACCATCCTGCATACGCAAGGTATTAGCACTAGAATCAAACTTAAATGTATAGTTTCCAGAACCCATTGAGTAACCATTGAAGTTACCTGTAAGGTCAATATTGGTCACGGACAGCGTAGGAATTGTAAATGAAGCCCAAGCCGCATTCTGTCTAGCATACAGACTGCCATCGCTAGGAGCATCAGAGATACCGCCACCACCGCCACCTGTAGCCACAGCCCAAGCCGCATTCTTACGGACATACTCAGAGCCATCAGAAGGAGCATCCGTCAGATACGAACCAAGGGGCTGATAGGTGCTAGAGGCAGAAGCCGTAGTTAAATACCCGCTGATAGAAGCACCAGCAGGGATTGTCACAGTTCCTGTAAAGGTCGGGCTTGCTTTTGTGGCATACAGACCGCTGACATAACTGACTGTGGTAAACGGATTAGCCGATGTAGGGCTAGAACCGCTTGTGATAGCACCCAGTTGCTGAGTGCTTATCTCGTTACCAACCTCGACAACATTGGTCGGAATCTGAAATCCGACAGATACATTGATACTCATTAGACTTGAGAATAGGCAACATGGACATTAGTACCAGCCGCTGTTGAGAACGCTCTGACATGTCCGTTGTAGTTATCTAAAGAAATGTTTGACAGCGGAGGAACGAGAATTCCAACGCTTCCAGTCTCCGCAAATCTGACCTCGATGGTAGCAGTTGCTGACTTGTTCTGGATAATGACGATGATGCGTCTAGACGATGTGGCATTAGCATCAAGTATCGTGCTTGCCGCAGTACCAACAGTAACATCGGCATGAACAAACGATTTTAGAATCGGTGATGATATTGATATATTTGACATATTAGTATGATTTTATGAATTTGTATCTTGGATACTGTCCTTGCTGTCTGATGATTTTGTCGATTTCCTCATCTAAGAACGCCTTGGCTTCAGCCTCTGCGACATTAGCAGACTCTATCTGACCCTCAGACCTAAGATAGTCAGCATAGATTGCTCTAGAAAGGTATGGACCGAATATATACGGAAGTCTTATCTTTGTCCAATTAACTGTTGAAGTTTCTGGGTTAGCGTTGGTGTTTGTTGCCAAGCAACTGTAAAAGTTAGCCGTAAAATTCTTTCCGTTAACAGGCTGTAATGTGCCGCTGTTTGAACTGGAGTCAAAGTAGACCTGCGACCCAGCATAATAGGTTGTCGTTGAGTCCCAAGGGTTTCCGTTCAACTCTGGGGGTCTAGTCCTGTACTCGACATAAACTCCGTCAGTATACTCACGCAAAAGAATCAACCGCTCTTCCGTATCGCTTACAAGGATATGGAATGGGATTGATAACGCTCTGGTTGTGGCAAGTGGGTTCTTATCCCAAACGCCTAAAATTTCGCCAGCATCTGCTGGCTTGGTGACATAGGTAACGCTGTTAGCGTCCGTGGTGGTAGTTGCCAGAACATATCTGACAATATCTGGGAATCTGTCGTATTCCCAAGCATAACGCAATCTGGCAGACGCAAAGTCTCGCATCTGTCTGAATGTTTGCACATTGAATTCGTCTCTATCCAGACCGCAAAGTTGGATTGCGTCCGTAAGGACTCTGTTGAAATCAACAGTTCTCATGTAATGAATCCGTCAGCCGTAAAGATGGCTCCTCTAACAACTGTTTTTTTGGCGTAGTTATTAACCGCCACCGCTGGATTGTCTCTCTTAAATTCCTTGAGGAACTGCTTGTCATCCCAGCACTCATACCCAAGACGCTGACCCCAATAGTGGTACGCATCCAGAGGTATTCTTGCAGAAAGAGAGCCAAGGCCGTCTATCGTATTGACTTCATTCCTATAGCCAAAACTAGCGAGTTCTTTCGCTTTGACAGCGGCCTTGACCTCGTTGATTCTCCATCCGTTGACGAGTTCCCTCTCCACCTCATTTCTGAGGTGGGAGGGGATGCCGTCAGCCAATGACTGGAACATGTCATCAGCCATATCCGCTTAGGAGGCGTAGTCGAACTTACCGAAGGCCAGCGGGTTCTTCACGCAGAGTGAAGCGATGGCATTGATAAGGCGAGCAGGTCCACCACCATTGTCGGTGAGTTCCTTGATGCCAGCAACGGAACCGCCATAGCGGATTTCGATGAGGTCCATAGGAATCACATAACCGCAGAAGTTGTTCTTGAGGAACAGCGATGGGTGCAGACGAATCTGACCGAAATCGCCTTCAAAGATGTCCACGGACGAGATGTACGAGGCATCAGCGGCATCACGATTGATGGTGCGGATTTGAGCCTGTGACTCAGCACCACCAGTTGAGCGGTTGGTGTAGAGGAGGTTCGTGAACTGTCTCTTCAGTTGCGGACCGACAATCGCATCATACGAGCGGAACTGACCAGTCTGCTGATAGATAGAGGTCAGCATGTCTTGGACTGTGAGTTCCGTCAGAGTTGAGGAAGCAGTCGTTGACTCGACAGTAGCGGTGGCGTTACCAACGCATGAGCCAGAAGGCGTAAGGAACGCAGTCGGAACATCGAGGTAGTTGTCGTTGCCGACCACACCACCAGTTGTCTTGACTGGGCGAATCCATGAGTCGAGACCACGGCTGACATAACCCTGTGAAGAGCCGTTGTCGGTCTTAGGGAGGTTAGCAGAGGCAAAGGTTCTTTCCATGTCACGCTTAAGCATGGTCATGCCCTTTGAGATGTTGTTAGCCAGTTCGTCCTTCACACCAGCGGTAACAGCAATGTCGATGGTCAGCGGGGACACACGGACAGTCTTGCGGAACTCTTGGATGTGGTTGGACAGTTCGTAGCGGTACTGGGTAGCACCATCCTTGACGAAGTTAACTGGGTCGGTAGCGACATTCACATCCGTACCATCGACAACACCTGTGGTGTTAACGACAGCGGATGGGAGAGAGTCAACCTGCCAGCGGAACCAAGTATTGCCAGGTTTTGCGGCCTTGGGAATCATCGATGTAAGGGGGGTATCCTTAGCATCAACGAGGGAGATGAGGTCAGCGAGGGCTTCCCGCTTACCAGAGACGATATTTCTTTCTGTGAGACTTGCCATGATGATAATATGGTTTGAAGTTGAACTCCTTAGATGAATTGCTTCAGCACTTCTGCGAGGTCTGAGGAAGTACGAGACTTTAGGAACTTAGAAGTAGCATCCCTAGCATTAGAGTCCTTTCGGCTAGATGGATACGAAGATGTTCCTGTAGGCTGAACTGGTGCTTTCTGAATCTGGCGTTGTTTATTACCTTCTCTGGCTTGCATGCCTCGGATGTAATCTCCAACAACCATCTTGTAGTCTGGGAACTTGGTGATTTCGGGAAATGCCTTAATGAAATTATTGGCAATTTGCAATTCCTTGGAACTGCGGTCCTTATACCACCGATATTCAGTTTCTGCGACCTTATCCACTTGCTCCTTGGTAGCCAAGTAATTGACTCTCTTGGGCAGGTGGTCTTCAAGGGCATCCATAGCATTGAGTTTGATTCGTCTGACATCTTCTGTCGAATAAACCTTCTCATTGCCGTTCTCCTCCGTAATCACAACTCCGTCAGCATTTTCCTCACACCATCTACGAACTTGTCTTGCTTGGGCAATCTCTGCCTCGATTTCTGCACGACTATTCAGATGTGAATAAGGGTTTGCTTGGTCCTTGTAGTACTTTGGAGTGGACTCCTCCGTAAGTTTGCCTTCCAGTTCCTGCATTCGTTTCTGCATCTCTTCCAGTTTGCTTTCGGCATCCTTTCTGAGAGCGGTCAACTTATTGATTCGCTTTTGGACATTCTTTGGGAGTATCTCCTCGTCAGCGTCTGTTTCCTGTCTTTCGCCATCCTGCTCGTCAGATTGTTCGGAGTTTTGCTCCTCAAACCCATTCTCGTCAGTCTGGTCTTCTGATTGATTTGTCTCGGATTCGTCAGTATCCGTTCCGCTGTCATCAACTAGCGAAAAATCCTTCATCAAGATATCTTTTAGGGATGCTTCATTAAGGAGTGATGGCTCCTTGATAGATTCGGCATTGTGTGCCTCTGGGCTATCGCCAGTATTATCGTTTTTATTCATGGTTGAGGTCCAAGTCCTTTTGTTTGGTCAGAGTTTATAGTTCTCAGAAACTTAATTGCTATTAACACCAAAAAATCAGCAAGTCAACAGTCCTAGGCCACTTTTTTGATTTTATATGATTTAGCCCCTATTTAAGGGTCTCATCTTTAGTCCAATCGATGTTTGCGACATCAAGAGCCTTCTTTCTTTCTGAAACTAGGATTTCCTTGATTTCACGAATCGCATTAGCCCTTCCGCATTGATGAATACGCTTTTCTCCGTCAATGCTTGCACCAATGGCAAGTTCGGTCTCGACCTTTATATTTTGGTCAAGAACGATGATGATATTCTGCCAAACCTGCAACGGAACGCCATCAGTAAAAGCGAAAGCATTTGGATTATATACTGGTTCTGCCATAATTATTGAAGATTCTGCTGTTGAGGTTGCTGTTGCTGTTGAGCCGCTTCCATCTGAGCCTGTTGTTGCTGTTGAATAAACTCATCAGACACAGGCGTAACACCAGTACGACCAATCTGAGCGTTCTGCTGTTGCTGTATTGACATTTGAAGATTCTTAGCGTAGTTCTGGAACAGGGCTTGGAAGAATTGGTCCCCCTGCAAGGCTTGCTGTGCCTTTGGATTCTTCTGGATGATATCTTGAGCGTACTGGAGTTTTGAGGGGGCTGTAGGGTCATTCTCGGTGTACTGAGCCTCAAGTCCCATAAGCATCAAGGCAATGTCCGTCTGAACATCTCTGTACATCTTCTGGGAAGCCGTTGCTTGGTCAATAATGATGTTCTTGGCAATATCTGGCGAGATAGCCGCACAAAGTTCAGCAACCAGTTTATTTCTGTCAATCGCACCTCCAGCGTCCATCGGAAGAACGAACTGGCTGATGGCTTGCATCTTCTTCATCACATACTCGTTATCCAAGTCACGGACATCGAACTTGACCTCAAAATCAAACGAGGAAGCAATGTCTGTGATGTTCTGCGGAAGCACGATAGTGGTTATACGCTCAAGTTCCTCTGGAGCCATATACTGGAGACAGAGTTGCAGGACATGAGTATAAATCTCAGCCCAAACTGTAAGCCAGTCATCAACAATGCTTTGCTGAATCAACTGGGT